GGACTTTTGACCAAGATGCAGCATTTAAACGTGCTGTGTCGAAGTCTTTGTCTCATAAGTGTTCCTTTGGATATGATTTGAGCGCAGCCACAGATCGGCTTCCAGTTGTACTTCAAGAGAAGGTGCTAGCTTTATTGTTTAATAAAGGTTTAGCATCTTCTTGGCGTAGTCTGCTTTGTGAACGTGATTATAATATTAATAAAAATAATTTTGTTCCGGCGACTACTGTCAGGTACTCTGTTGGTCAACCTATGGGAGCTCTATCGTCATTTAATATGTTGGCGATAACTCATCATCTCCTAGTACAATATTGCGCAAGGAAAGCGGGGTTGACCTTGCCAGGGGTGTGGTATGAGAACTACGAGATCTTGGGTGACGATATCGTCATCTTTGATTCCTCTGTAGCTCAACAATACTTAATCCTCTGTCAAGGCCTCGGGATGAAAATCAACGAGAATAAATCCATCGTTAGTTTCAATCGGAGTGTTGTAGAGTTTGCAAAGCGAACGGCTCTTAATGGAGTCGACGTTTCTGCGATATCTCCAAAACAATTCTTCCAGACTGGAACTATGTTTGGTCGTTTATCCTTGTTTGATGTCGTTCTGCGTAAAGGATACTGGCGTAAGCCGATATCTCTTTTGCAGAACTGTATTAAGCCAGCATCATGATCAAAAAATCATGATGAGACTATATCCCTACTTGCTATCCTTTCTTCTTACTTAAATAAACGTAAGATTAAGTTTACAGAACTCCTTCACTTTATAAATTATAAGCAAGGACCTGTAATAAGGAAGGGTAAAGGTGAAACCTTTATTATGCTTAACAAAGAAGCAATGAAATCCGACCTCTTAAAGATTCTCCGTGAGGAGAACCCAGCAGAGGATTGGATGAAGAATTGACCTTTGAATATCAGTTATTTTCAGAGATACCCTTATCTTAGAGAATCTATAGTTTTACAAATAGAACAACTCCAAGATAGGTGGACTCGAGAATACTGAGAGATACTTTTGGAGAGAACCGCCATTTGTCTTTGCAAGACTTCAGATCTATATGAAATAGATGAAGTTGCTTTTGACATAATGGACTTAATGGTGCCTCTTCTTAATTATGGAACAGCTGAACTACTAGACAATCTGGAAGATGATTTAAGTTTCGTCGAAATCGATGAACTTATACCCATACTTACCAAGATGCAGTCAATGCAGTTAGCCTATGAGCTTGGAGATCGGTCCGAAAAGAGGAAGATTCCCCTCTCGAACGACTTAAAGATTTTCAAGTTCTTAGGCAAGGCTGATTCTCCAGAGGTGCGCCAGAGGGTAGATGGAGTTGAGCGCGTGATTTAATACACGGAGCTTCCGTCTAACTGCCCTATGACCTTGGATAATACATTAGAATCCATTTTTT